GACTTGGCAGACAGTAAACATCCTGGTGCATTTAAATTTTTTCGTAGCTTCAGACAATTTGCTAAAGATCGTTTGTTAAATTTTAACTTGCAAAACATTGGCAAGGACAGTTTAGACAAAAGAGATTACACTTTTAGAGCGAAACCCAAGGAAGAACCAATGAACCCTATTATGGAAAATAAGATGTATGGTACGACTCGAATGAGCTATCAAGATTTAGGCGAAGCACGTCTAGTAGTTAAACACAGCCAGCCTGTTAACTTAGATCTAGCCGCAGGTCGTACAATGCATATTGAATCAATTTATGTTGAGAATGCAGATGGTGAACGTTTTAAATATCCATACAAACATCTTAACGGTGCTCGCGCTCTAGCAGAACACATCAAAGCAGGTGGCACACCATACGATGCTATTGGCAAACACATTAGTAGTCTAAGTGAAGAACTAGCACAACTACGTAAGTTTAAAGGTTATGTTGGTCGTAACGAAGCATTGTCAGAAGCAGTAGGCGGCTTAACAGATGTAGTTAGTGAACGCATTGAACAAATTAAAAAAGAAGTAAACAGCCTACAACGTCCATCATATTATCAAGCATTTGCAGAATCATTTACAGCCCGTGACGAAGAAATGATTCCAGAAGAAATTTTAAATGACTTTATTGATCGATTAACAATTCGTACATTTAATGAAGACTTAAAACAATCATTCCCATATATCTTCCGTTTAATTGACGAAAGTGATATCCCAGTTCGTGAACTATCAGCAGATGATATTTTAGGCGAAGGCGGTATTACATTGGGTGCAGACGGCAAAGTTGATCCAAACGGATTTACACCTGAGAAACAAATGGCTTTGAATCAAATGGTTCAGCAACAGCAAAATGCAAAAGCTGGAGACAAAGATCTCGGAGATGGCTTTACTTTAACCACCGTTCAAGTAGCAGGAGAAACTCTTCCAGCTGTATTAGATACACAATCTAATACTTACATTACAAGAAATCAACATGCTAACGGCGGCACCGCTATTTACAGAACTATGGCTCCATATATTCTAGTAATAGATGGCAAGCCAGAAAGCGCTATGAAAGTTGGCCCAGCTACAACTGCCGCTTTACAAAAAGCAGGACTAGCAGTACAACAATCTGCTACTAGTTCACAAGCTCCAGCTCCAGCTACTAGTAGCCCCTCAGGTAAACCATGGAGTGCGGAATATCAAGGTTCTCCAGCACCTTACACAATTACTGTAAGTGGCAAAGATTATAAATTTGCTGGGCATACTGAAACTGGTCCAGGCACCGGTCCGGTAGTAAAAGTTCCACAAGCCGCTATCGGTATACGAGGTATAGCACCGGTAACTGTAGAATTAGGCAACAATGGTATGTTCTACAAAGCGGCACCTCAACAAGAATCTTATGATCCTGAACTAGCATTTGAAAGTTTTATTAATAACATTGCAGAAAGTGACGAAGACGATTACGGTCAAGGTATTTTAGATATTAATCCAACTGTTAAACAAAATGCAATTAAAAAATTAAATGATTTTTTCAAAACTGATGTATCAACTGGTATAGGCGGAGTTAATTTAGAAGAATTGACCAAACTAATTCCAATTCCAGAATTTAAAGAAAAAATTGATGAGTTAGTTAGTCTAACTAAAGATGAATCTGACAAAGATGTTAGTACAACTATTGAAATGATTCTAACAGACCTAGCACAAAACAATAGTGACCTTGCAGAAATTATGCAAAATGGTTTGATTGATTTTAACGGCGATGGTGGAGAAATTGGTGGCGAAGAAGAACCTCCAGCACCGGATCTTGGAGCAACACCCCCACCTGAAGCAACACCTCCAGCACCTGAAGCAACACCTCCAGCCCCGGATCTTGGAGCAACACCTCCACCTGAAGCTGGTGCAGAAGCAATTCCTCCAGGACCAGAAGCAACACCTACACCTCCACCGGTAGCAGAAGAAATTTTAAGATTGCGTAAGCTATCTGGATTAAATGAAGGTATGAATGGTGCAGGTGTTAGCAGTCAAGCTACACCAGGTAATCCTGTTCCTAGCCAACACGGAGAAATTGTTAAAAAAGATTTACCTCCAATGGATATGAATCCAGGCTCAGGTGCTAAACCAGCAAATCCTAACATGTCAAAGATGAAGGCCAAATTTATACAAGCTAGAGAATGTGGTGCTGAACTACATCATGAATTAGACTTTGGTCACAAAACTATGACATTGCACGATGCCATTCGTGAATGTGGATTAACTCCTATGGAGTGCGGTTTCGGCGATCAAGAAGCCGCAAATGAACATGCTAGCGGTGTACATCAGATGTTATCTAGCGTTGCAGGTTTTTGGAATCGTGAAAATAAAAACTTTACTATCGGCGGAACTCGTGCTAAAACTAAAATAATTAAAGGTTTTAAAGAAGGCGAGTTTCCAAATGCTAGTCAAGAAGATTTAGATCAAGTCCTACACATTATCGATAAGATGGATCCAAGTCATAGCGGGCATGAGTTAGATCGTATTAAACATCTAGCCGGACATCATGAAGCAAGTGTTGGCGAAGATCAAGAATCATTTGATATGAACACTCTTATGCAACAATTTAAGGCAATGCAAAATGATCCGCAGGCAATGCAAACACTTGGACAAGATATTCAAAAAATATTAGGTGATAAAATGGCAACAGCACAACAGCAAATGCCTAATCAAAATATCGAAATGCCTGGCGGTGGCGCACAAATAAATCCCGCAGACATGATGAAAAACATCATGAGCAAAATTAACTTTGGAAATTAATCATGAAAAAAATTACTGAATCAGAATTAAAAGATCGTGTAGCACGTCTAAAAGAAAAACTAGTTGCCGAAGAACAAAAAGTTGACGAGTGGAGTTTCTTAAGTCCTAGCTCATGGTTCAACGGACGCGATTACGGCGATTCAACATCACGCGATGATGTACGAACACAAGACGCCGCAAAGAATTCAGCCGCTGGTGCAAATATGGCCTTAGTACAAAACCGTGAACAAATGGTTCCAGGTTCTACTGGCAGTACTGAGGAAGGTGGCGTAACCTATGCTATCGATGATGCTGGTAACAAACTTGCTAAAATTAATCCACAAACACAAAAATGGGAAATGATGCCACAAGCGACACCAACCGGTAGTGCGGCATTAGATGGAACTAAACCAGGTGCAGATCCTGCAACAACTATTCCTGGAGGTCCAGATACAGCAGTCGGTGGCGCTACACCAGGTGTAGTTAATCGTGACAATATGTCATTCAGCCAAGCATTTGCGGCAGCTCGTTCAGCAGGTGAAAAACAATTTACTTGGAAAGGTAAACCTTACACTACTGAATTGGCAAAACCAGGAGCGGCAAGCGGTGGTCAAGGAGGCCAACCAGCTCAAACTATAAGTAAACCAGCCGATCCTCGCGATGCAGAAGCAGGTCAAAGTCGTGGTCGTCCTGCGGCTCCAGCGGCACCTAAAACAACACAAGGTGCTACACCAACAGCTACAGCCGGGGCTATTCCAGCTGTAAAAGAATCAGCCAGTTTGGATGAAATTGATCGTTTGGTAAGTCTAGTACATTATCGTTAAACGAGTAAAATACTCACATTTCAGGCAAGATTCTTCTTGCTCTGCTAAATAAAAGCGTATACAATAACATGTATGCGCTTTTTCTTTAAGTAGATCTTAAAGAGATAATAGGCAAATAAAAAGCACATAAAGGCTAACAATAGGAGAATATTATGGCAACTTTAGCTGAAATTAGAGCAAAACTAAAAGCATCTGAACAAAAAGGTTCAGACAATAAAACAGGCGGAGATAAATCAATTTATCCGTTCTGGAACTTAAAAGAAGGCGGAGAATCTACACTTAGATTTTTACCAGATGGTAACTCCGACAACACTTTTTTCTGGGTCGAACGTGCAATGATCAAATTGCCATTCGCAGGCGTTAAAGGTGAATCAGAAAGCAAACCCGTAACAGTACAAATTCCATGCGTTGAAATGTATGGCGACACATGTCCAATTTTGTCCGAAGTTCGTGGTTGGTTTAAAGATCCAGCATTGGAAGATATGGGTCGTAAGTACTGGAAAAAGCGTAGTTATATTTTCCAAGGTTTCGTTGTTGAAGACGGACTTGGCGAAAAAGCAGAAGAAATTCCAGAAAATCCAATCCGTAGATTCATTATTGGTCCACAGATTTTCCAATCAATTCGTGCGGCTTTGGTCGATCCAGAATTGGAAGATTTGCCAACTGATTACGTGCATGGTTTAGACTATCGCATGAAGAAAACAAGCAAAGGTGGTTACGCAGACTACTCAACATCAAGTTGGGCACGTCGTGAGCGTCCATTGAGCGATGCAGAAAACGAAGCTATCAAAGCAAATGGTCTTTATAACTTGAGCGACTTTTTACCTAAGAAACCAGGTGAAGTTGAATTAAAAGTTATGAAAGAAATGTTTGAAGCTTCAGTCGATGGCGAGCCATATGACATGGATCGTTGGGGACAGTATTTCAAACCAGCAGGTATGAGCCAAAATACTGGCGATCCTAACAAAGCAACTCCTAAGGCATCTGCACCAGTAGCAGATGACGTTGATGAAGACGAAGCACCAGCACCAGTAGCTAAATCTACTTCTGCTCCAGCACCAAAAGCTGAAGCAAGTGCAGGCGGCGATAGTCGTGCCCAAGACATCTTGGCAATGATTCGCAATCGTCAGAAGTAAGCACACGGGTAGGGGACTTCGGTCCCCTATAATCATTTAGGAGATTTAATATGGCTACAAAAGCCTTCGATTTATCAAAATTTAGAAAAACTCTAACCAAGTCGATCGACGGGTTAGGTGTTGGATTTAACGATCCTACAGATTGGATTAGCACAGGCAATTACACGCTCAACTATCTAATCAGCGGAGATTTCCACAAAGGTGTTCCGCTAGGTAAAGTTACTGTGTTTGCCGGTGAATCTGGTGCAGGTAAAAGTTTTATCTGTTCAGGCAATCTAGTTCGCAACGCACAACAACAAGGCATCTATGTTATCCTAGTTGATACAGAAAATGCTCTAGATGAAAAATGGTTACACGATTTAGGTGTAGACACTAGCGAAGAAAAACTTCTTAAACTTAACATGGCTATGATCGATGATGTGGCAAAAACCATTCACGAGTTCATGAAAGAGTACAAAGAAATGACCGAGCGTCCTAAAGTCTTATTTGTCATAGACTCATTGGGTATGTTGCTTACCCCTACCGATATCAACCAGTTTGAAGCGGGAGATTTGAAAGGCGACATGGGTCGCAAACCTAAAGCACTAACAGCACTTGTTCGTAACTGTGTTAACATGTTTGGTAATTACAATGTAGGCATGGTTTGTACCAATCATACATACGCAAGTCAAGATATGTTCGATCCAGATGACAAGATTTCAGGCGGACAGGGCTTTGTCTATGCAAGTTCTATTGTTGTTGCTATGAAAAAGCTCAAGTTGAAAGAAGACGAAGACGGCAACAAGACGAGTGAAGTGAATGGTATTCGTGCGGCATGTAAGATTATGAAAACACGTTATGCTAAACCCTTCGAGTCAGTGCAAATTAAAATTCCTTACGAAACAGGAATGAATCCTTATAGCGGTATGGTTGATATGCTAGAAAAACAAGGCCTATTAACACAACAAGGTAACAGACTAAAGTATGTTGATCCAACTACTGGAGAAGAAACCTTATTGTACCGAAAAGAATGGAAAGATGATAAATTAGATATGATAATGGCAAATTATCATTTGAAAAATACAACAACTACCATTCCTGAGGAGACAGAAGAAAATGTTGAATGAAACACAAATCGGTGACATCTGGTTGCTATTCGCAGACTACATTGATAAGAAAGTTATTGACAGCGTAGCTGAACGTTATGTCGATCTACTGGCAGATTTTGGCACCAGTGATCGTGTAATGCAAAGTGCAACTGGTGTCGATAGTGTTTTAGATTCTGCAATCGAGTATTATCTCGACGAAGAGTCTGACGAGGTAGAAGAAGACAATTATTCTGACGAAGACGAGGATTATTAATGGGTTGGTATACTGATATTGCCAAAGACATCAGCAATATTCCTGATGCCGTGCTATATTTCGAACAAGAATTAGTGGAAGCTCGTAAAGAGGTAAAACTATATGGAAATGTTGAGAAAGCCAGTGCGGCATTGCCAGGAATAGTTGAACACAGGTTTGCTCAACTGCAAGAAATTGAAGCAATATTGGAATATCTTAACATTGAGCTCAGAAGACTCAAGAGTAGTTTCTTTCGCAAGTACTTAGAAAACTATCAACGTGCTTTAAGTAGTCGTGATTGCGAACGTTTTTGTGAAGGTGAAGCAGATGTCATTGATATGGAAAAAATTATCAATGAATTTGCTTTACTACGCAACAAGTGGTTAGGTATTACAAAAGGTCTCGACCAGAAACAGTGGCAAATTACAAATATTGTAAAATTACGCATTGCAGGTATGGAAGACGCTAGTATATAATCAATCTGCTCAAAAGATCGACCATAGGCCTTAAATAATATTGAGGCCTATTTTTTTCTTATAGGTTGATCTTTGATATTTGTTAGTGTATACTTACTAGATGATGACAATAGATAATCTTTTACTAAAAATTGTAAATTTCACAGAGCCTACAATTGAAGCTTTGATACCTGCTCGTGACAGTAAGGTACTACGTAGCCTAGCTACATCGATCGCCAGTAATTTTTTCATTACAGAAAACCAAAGCAGATTGTTGATGAAGATTTTAAAAGACAACAGTAAAAAAATGACAAATTTTTCCGAAGAAATTTCACTGGCGCTACAAGAGCCCATGTGGTCACGCAGTTTTCGGCACATAGAGCAAATAAAAAAACTATACATCAAAAAAAATGAAGAGCAAGAACCTATACTTGTTGTAGAATTCACTTTCAACTCAGAAATTCGTAAAACTTTAACTGGACTAGGAAAAAAATTAGATGGTGGATTAAATTCATCTAATCAAAAAGTATGGCCTATTGAGCTTACTGAACAAAATATAGTCTTAGTGTATGAAGCACTTGAACCACTTGGGTTTGAGGTGGATGAAATTGTAAAAAATCACTATCAGACCATAAAATCTTGGTCGGAGCAAGAAATTCGTGACCAGTTTTTATTGACCAATATCGAGCATCAAAACTTTCAAAAGGCCATTACAGCTGACCTAGGTATCGAAACAGCTATTGATCAAAACATCATTAATGACCGAAGTATCAGATACCAATTTTTCACAGAAAATGCGAAAAATCACGGTGAAACACTGACCGAAACAATTGCCAACAGATCAAAAAGTCGAGTGTGGGTTGATAAAAATCAACATTCTGTAACCGAGGTAATTAGCAGTTTAGTAGAATTACGAAGATTGCCTTTGCTAGTGGTCTTTGACACAATAGTCAACGACAAGTACCTAAAAAATCTCAAAATTTTGTCAGAATCTTTGGAAGAAAATGGAATTTTTGACGGTGTCGGTATTTACTTTAGATTGCCCAATGATGAAATGGGCAAACAGTTTAATAATTTTATCGCAGAAAAAAAGTACAATCAGCGCCTGGATGACCGTTTAAAAGTAGCCGCAGTTATGAGTGGAAAAATTCCGAAATTTTTCCTATCTACCCCATGGAAACCAATGAGTGTTATAACACTGGATACCAAAATGGGCCTACGTCACGGTAAAACTAGTGTATACTCTAATTGCTGTGACTGCATTGTAGAATGGGCAGAAGCCGATACAATGTTCGACAAAAAGGCAATATTGCAATGACCGTAAAATTAGTAATTCGTGACGAAGTTAACATTAAATTTGAAGGCTTAAATTTAGAAGCTCGCAAAAAACTGTCTAATACTTTCAAATATGAGGACCCAACTGCTAGATACAGACCTGCTTACAAACTAGGACGATGGGATGGTAAAGTATCAATGTTTGGGCTTGGCGGTAACGGTTATCTAAGTCAATTAGAACG